AAAAACAAGCAAAAAAACTCAGCGCGGAGGCATGGGATCTGGCGGAGCGCCGGTTTGACGATATCTACAGAATCGCAAAGGACGGCCCGCGTCCAGGGGATGATGACATATTGATAAGGGCCGTATTCAATATGGTGGCGGCGGAATTGAAAATCCGATTTGACGCGAGAAACGATCCCAGCCGCAATTGACACAGTTTAGTGTATAGATTAGACTGGCTGCATCATGCCTGAACTACGCACTAAACTGTCGCAACTGCTGGAATTCATCGCGGCGGATGATTGGGAATCCGCAATGCGAATGGCGAACAAATTCCCCGATCTGGGCAGCCACAAACAGCGAATTACCCGGGCATGGGCCGCGCGGCAGTCCCCGGATTTGTACCGGCAGATGGACCGGGATCCGGAACAACTCTGGCAGGATGGAATAGCCGCGCTACGGGAACGTTATCTGGAGAAAAACGATGCTCGTTGAAATTGACGGACGTTGGATCAACCCGGCATGCGTTCTGGGGCTTCGGGCTTGCCAGAATGAAATGTTTACAAATCTCGATTTGACAAACGGCGGGTTTGTCAATGTCGAATTGACGGCAGCGGGGGTAGCTAAAAAAATCAATGACGCGGAAGTGGAATTCCAGAAACAGGCGTTCCTCGCGGCCCATATCGCGTTCATGGGACAACCGCTGTACGGGTTTAGCCGAAATGAAATCCGGCCCGCATCCCCGCCGACTGAATCGCGGCCATCCCCGATTGAAATAACGCAGGATGAATATCGTCCAGAAACGACGTCATACCCCGCCGTTTCCGAGAACGCGGTACAGGATGTTCGTACCGCTGTGCATTGGTATACCCACGCCGACGTGATGGAGGCGATCGGCTGGATTCGCGCAGTCCGGCCTGGGTCTGCCCTGTTGAAACCATTCGAGGGGCTGAAGTAGGAATGTCAAAAAACCCGGCCCTGTACGGAACCGATCTGTTCGGCGATCCGATCAAACCCACGACGCTGTCCGGAAAACTGGCGGATTCGTTCGTCCATCCGCCAGAATCCGTGCTGAACACGGCGCGCGAGTTCTGGCAGAACCGCAAGCGGCAATGGATCAAACTTGGTATCCGCGGAGAACTGGGGCGGTTCGACAACTGTCTGTCATTTTCTGATCAGTCGGGGAATATTGATTTCTACGCCCAGAAACGGAAGCTGGAAAAGGAACTGGGCAAGAAACTAACGACGGAACAGGCGACAATCGAACTACTGGCGCGCGGGGCGATCCAGACGGTTGGCGGCAATAAATCAGAACGGATCGCGGGCAAAAAATCGCCGCGATCAATCCCCGGCGGGGGCGGGCCGAAGTCCGTCATGCGGGACAAGGCCCAACGGTATACGAAGGCCTATCAGATCCAGTCGTGGATTAAGGAAAACGATCCGACGAACGCGCAGGGGAAACAGACGGGTTCGTCGATTTTCGATCCCGTTCTATGCGAATTGATGTACCGCTGGTTCTGCCCCCCGGGCGGCCACATTTTCGATCCGTTCGCGGGCGAGGCGACAAAGGGGATTGTCGCCACGTACCTGGGGTACGATTACACGGGGATCGAACTGCGGCAGGAACAGGTTGACGCGAACAACGTACAGGCCCGGGCAATCGGGGTTGAGCCGGAATGGATCTGCGCGGACAGCGCGAAAATCCCAGACTACGTTCCAAAACTGGAACAGTTCGATTTCGTCTGGACGTCGCCGCCCTACTACGATCTGGAAATCTATAGTCAGTCGGAAAAGGACGGCAGCGCGTTTGAGACGTATGACAAATTCATGGCGTGGTATAAGAAGATTTTCGCCGCCTGCGTTCGGCGGATGCATCCGAACCGATTCCTGGGCGTCAAGGTTGGGGAAATTCGTGACGAACGCGGCGCCTACCGGAATTTCGTCGGGGACAACATCCGGATTTTCCGTGAGTTGGGGCTGGAGTATTACAACGAAATCATCCTGATCACGCCCCGCGGCAGTCTGCCGATCAGGATCCCCAAACAGTTCCAGACGTCGCGCAAAGTCGGACGAACCCACCAAAATGTGTTGTTGTTCTGGAAGGGCGACTGCCGAGAAATCAAAAACCATTTCCGGGATTTGAAAATTCAATGACCGTCCTCCCAAAACTGAGGATCATCGAGCCGTACTGCAATCATTGCGAATCGTGGAACGTGATCATCGTGGACGGAAAAGCCATCCCGTGCCCAGAATGCACCGTTGTGCTTGAAAACCCAAACCCGCCACAAGAACAATTTATTATCGATCGTTATCAGGGTTTTGAGTTTTGGAGAAAAAATCAATGAAAAAAATCGCCGAGGCCGATCTGTCGTTCCATGAAATTCGCGAAATCAACGTAGCGCGTTGCGTTGCGGCGTTCCCCGGGCATCGCGAAACCTGGGGGCCTGCGGAATGGGGCTGCGCCGTCGCGGGCGAGGCCGGGGAACTGGCGAACAAATGCAAAAAGGTTTTCCGGGGCGATCCTGTCCCGATTAAGGACATCGCCGACGAATTGTCCGATGTGATTCTGTATGCCGATCTGTTGGCGGATCATTTCGGAATTGATCTGGCCGCGGCCATCCGATCGAAGTTCAACGAGGTTTCGGAAAAGAAGGGGGCGTCGCAACGGTTATGAGATGGAAAAACGACATCGTCAAACGGGTTCGATCGCGGGTTATCGCGGACTACCTGGGGGTTTCGCGTCACCGCGGGGTTGTCATTTTCAGTTGCGGGAATGCTGCCGAGGCCCTCGTAAACGTCCTGCCGAATGACTATCCCCGGGTCGTTGTCGCGCCGAATGGCCCCCTGTCCGCCAACCGATGGTGGCCCCCGTACGAAATCCAGCAGGCGTGGCCTGACTGGTTCGACGCGACTCCCGGGCATCTGCCGATGTGGATGTACGTTCAAATTCTGGAACGCATGCAGAAAATGCCTGAAATCGGTGCGCGGGTTATTAAAACCCCCAAACAGGTAGATTACGGCCCTACGCTGGTCGGCAGCGGCGAAACGATCATCCTGTTTCGCTGGTTATTTCCAGCGTTACGGTTTGAGGCGGTTCAAATCGAGAACGACCCTGCGACAGCGGACGTCGAGAAATCCCCGCTGTTCCCGTTGATTGGCCCGATTCGAACGATTTCGCGACGGATGGATTGACGCGGGCCGCATGTCGCCGCCTGCATTTTTGTTTCTGTTTCAATGGAGAACGCGATGACGAATTTTGTACGACGGGCTGGATTGCTGGCGATGATCATTTGCCTCGGGACGGTTATGGTTGCCGTCGCCCATAATCCGATGGACACGAATGCGAAGAGGAACGACGCCCAATCCAGGGGGAATTCGGCCCACACTAAGCTGGGGGCTGTTCAGTCGACCTATGCCGATAAGCTGACGCAATACGCGGCCCTGTCCGGCTATGACAACCCAAACTGGACGCAGTCCACGCGGGACAACTACCGGGCGGCGGATACCGAATGCGCGGCGATCACTGCCTATTTGAATGGCAAGGGATTCTTTGACACCGGCGCCCTGGACGACGCCGATTCATGGTATCAATCCGGCTTGGACTATATGTCGTTCGGGCAATGGGACAACGCCTATGCGGCGTTCGAGGTATGCATCGGCGCGGCAGGCGCGACGCCGGATCTCGATTACGGATACGACGACTATTCGTACGACTATGACACGCAGTACGTCTCCCTCTGCGGATGGATTGCGTACATGGATGCGCTGAATCCATAGGGCCGCGGCGCGATTCAATGCGGGCCTGTTTTTACTTCCCCTAAACAATCAGAAGGGCAAAAAAATGAGATTTCTTGCTTTGAGAATTGCGGCGGCGTTTCTATTGATCCTGGCGGCGTCGGCTGCGCAGGCACAGAACCCGATGCTGGCCTACGTCCGCTATCAGGATGCATCTGCGCGCGGGCAGGAGGCGCACACCAAGCTGGATGTCGTCCAGGATACGTCCATTGACAAGCTGAGCCACTATTATGACGATCTGACCGGGTACAATAATCCGGCCTGGACGCAGACGCAGCGATTGTCGTATCAGAACGCTGATACGCAGTGCGCAGAAATAATCTACGTTCTGACGGAACGCGGGTTTTTCTTCTCCGACGCACTGGACGACGCCGACGGTTGGTTTCAGTCCGGGGTGGACTATATGTCGTTCGGGCAGTGGGCCGATGCAGTGACGGCATTCGACAATTGCATCGGAAATGGCGTTCCTGTCGATTACGGCTACACGCAATATATGGACGATTACGACGACCTCTATGTTGCGTTGTGCGGCTGGATCGCATACATGGACGCCATGCTGCCCTGATCCTGCGCCGCCCCGGCTAGGTGCCGCGGCACCTGAATGGGTGTGTCCCATAGCGGGGCGGCGTTTATTTTTTAGCCGGGCAGAATACCTATGCAGGTACAAAAACGGGATGCCGCGCACGAAAAGCGGATCCTGGCCGGAATGATTGTCGATAGCGCCGTACTGGCGCGCATCGCCCCTAAATGGACGCGCGAGGGATTATTCAGGTCTAAGTATGCAAACCTGATCGCGGGCTGGGCCGTCAAACATCATCTGAAATTCGACGGGGCGCCGGGCCGGCAGATTGAATCCCATTTCGAACGTTGGGCTGAACGGAATTCCGACGAGGCGACGTTCGATTTGATTCAATCCTTCCTGGGGCATATCAGCGACGCGTACGAATCATCAGAACGGCCGACGTCAGAATACCTGATCGATCTGGCTGCGACGTATTTCAACCGCGTTCGCAAGGAACGGTTCGTCGCGGCCCTGACGTCTGATCTGGAAATCGGGGACGACGCCGCGGCGGATACGCGGTTCAACGAATATTCCAGGCTGGAATTCGGCGTTGGGGCCGGCGTTGATGTATTTCAGGATCAGGTGGCCGTTAAAAACGCATTCGAGGCCGCGACCGAAATCCTGATCGAATATAAGCAGGGGCTGATTCCGTTTTTCGGTTCGGCAATGTCCCGGGATAGTCTGGTTTGTTATGTATCGGCACCCAGTCGCGGGAAATCCTGGTGGTTGATGGACGGCAGCTACCGGGCGATGACGCAGGGGCGACGCGTAGCGTTTTTCAGCATCGGGGATATGTCGCAGGCCCAGATTATGAAACGGTACATGATCCGGGCGTCCCGTCGGCCATTGAAACCCGGGGCGTTTGAATTTCCTGAGGATCTGGTTTGCGAACGCGGGAAACGCCGGGCGCAAATCACGACGAAAACCAAATCGTACAGCAAACCCCTGGACTGGGAGACGGCATGGGCCGCCTGTCAACAGATCGTCGGTAAACTGGAATCAAAAAAACCGATGCTGAAACTATCCTGTCATCCCAACGGGACGGCGTCGGTTCACGACATCGCGGGGATTCTGAATTCGTGGGATCGGGCGGGCTGGACGCCAGACGTCGTCTGCATCGATTATGCTGATCTGCTGCGGCCGATTTCCAAGGGGGATCCCTGGACGCAGACGGATGAAACATGGAAGGCGTTGCGCGGAATGTCGCAGGCCCGGCATATTTGCCTGATGACGGCCACCCAGGCGAACATGGAGGGCATCCGAACCGATTTGTTGCGGATGCATCATATCGGGAACAGCCGAACGATCCCCGCGCATGCGACATCAATTTTCGGAATCAACATGACGGACAAGGAAAAGGCGCAGGGAATGTGCCGTCTGAACGTCCTGAAAAACCGCGAGGAGGATTTCGATACGTCGATGCCGGTTCACGTCGCGTCCTGTCTGGCGATTGCAAATCCCGCTATCCGCGCTGTATTCGAAAGGTGATTTATGAACGGCGAGATCGTACCCAAGCAATTTGAATCACTGTTGGGCCTGCCCATTATCCGCACAGGATTTGTTCTGTCGCCGGGCGGTCCGGCTGGGATACGATTCGAGTCGTGGGACGACTTCAACAGGCGGAAAAATGACGAACGGATTGTGCGGTTCGTCAACGGCGATATTACGCTGCGGGCGATGACGCTTGGCGATTTTCGGAAACTGGTAGGTGAAAAATGAACGTAAAATTTGACGAAGACTCGCTGGGGTTCATTTTATGCATTACAGCCGATGGCGGATTTTTTCTGGGGCAAATTAATCCCGAGGGCGGGTTCACACAAAATAAACACTGGGGCGGTAGTATCCCCTACAAATACATGAAAGAAGTCTGCGAAAAAATACTCGCGATGCCAAAACGTCCGATGAATTTAGACTGATTCGGCCGGCCCGTTCCGATATAGACAGTGGGCGATGAAAACATGGAATATTCGAAACGCGTAGAATTGCAAAAACACGGCAAATGCCGCCTAACGCATATTACAGTTCCGGCCGCGGCGCGTATTACGAAAATTGTTTTAGATGGACTGGCGATTCCATATGTCCTGAATGAGGCAACGCGATCCGCGGAATTAATCCCGCCCATTGAACTCGAAAAACCAGCGCAATTGGAGATTTTCTACGAGGACATTACATTATGACAGGAATGACCAAGGCCGAGGGCCAAACCCCAACGTCGCGAACGCAGGCCATGCAGCAGATTCAGGGCATGGCGGACGTTCTGCGGAAGGAACGGACGGCGGATATTTACGATTTGTTCGCCGTCACGATTCTGGTTCATCCGACGATTGACTTTCCGCGACTGGAGGCTATCGTGAACCTCCTCGTTTCCAGCGGACTGGCAGAACGCGTCGACAATCTGGTGACATGGATCGGCCCGGAACGTTAAATGCGAACATCTGCCCTGATGCTCAACCGCCTGGCCGATCAACTGGGCGTAGGGGCGACGCAGATATTCCGCACCCCGGAAATTTATCAGTCGCGGTTATCCCAGATCGGCATCGAGCCGCTGGATTTAACGCCTGATTTAGTCGCCGAGGCGGAACTATGTTCGCGGAATTTCTGGGCGTCGATTCTGGAACGCGTCGCGGCCTATAACGAAAACCTGGAAAAATTACGCCAGTTCAGAAAATCCGGCATCCGTTCTGAACCCGGTTCCGATATAGAGGGTGCAACAACAAATCCCAAATCGGAGGATACAGCGGTGGCAAAACAGACGGTTACGGTCGACAAGGCCCGCGCCTATTCGATCATGTCCAAACTCGGATGGCCGACGGCCAAGAACTGGTCGGAACAGCGCCTGGCCGACATGATGGAAAAAATGCTGAAGGGGGCGTTCAAGGACAGGGACGAGGACGCCCTGACGAAGAAGGAGGAGGATCAGGTCGAGGAATGGCTGGCGGCGATGAAGGACGGCCAGTCGCTGGAATTCGCCGGGGGCGATGACGACGAGGATGAGGACGACGAGGACGCCGCGCCCAAGGGCAAAAAGAAGAAACCCGCCCCGGCCGACGATGACGAGGAAGAAGACGACGACGCGGATGAGGATTCGGACGACGACGAATCCGACGATGACGAAGACGCGGGGGAGGATGACGAGGAAGAGGAGCCGGAACCCGCGCCCAAAAAGCGGGGCCGGGGCCGTCCCCCGAAGGCCAGGGATGACGAGGACGTCGCCGTCGAGGATGAGGAAGAAGACGACGAACCCGCAGTAACCAAATCGCGGAAGTCGGGGGGAACGCCCAGCGCGACGGCCAGCTACGAGGAACATGCTGCCCGGATGATCAAGCTGTCCGAGCAGACGCTGGCGGAACTGAAGATCATCAGTGGCCTGCTCGCGGCGGGAATTCACGCTGCGGCGTCCAAACCTGTCAAAAGTAAGACGGAACGTACCGACGCGGAGGGCCAGCCGTTGAAAGGTAAATCCGGGGACGAGGAATCGGGATCCGACGACAGCGGTTCTGTCGCCGATCTGAACGAGGAAATCTGCCGTCTGATCAAACGCGCCCGCGGAGTTGACAAGGCCCTGTCGGTTGATGATTTCGTCGCCAAAATCATCAAGAAATACCCGGGGCGCGCCGGCCAGGAGGACAAACTGGCAGCCCGCGTCGAGAAGTGGATTCCGGAAAAGGCCGCGAAGGAACTGGGCCTGACCATCAAGAAGGCGAAGGGCGGAAAATTCTACGTCGTCGATGACGAGTAGCCCGTCCGGGCGTTATAGTAGGTTCTATGCGCAATGGTGATGCGTCCGGCAGGTTAGGTTTCCTGTTTCTAGCCTGCCGGGCGCCGGCGCGGGGTATATCAGAGGTCAGATTGCCAGGCTCATAACCTGGAGGTCGCGGGTTCGAATCCCGCCCCCGCTATTTGGATTGCAGGAGGCCGACAGCCAGCGGCAACGACTATCGCAGTCGCAGTTCGTTCCGGATAGAAAATAGCAGGTTAGCGCCTGCGCGCGACTATTCCGGCCCGGTAAATAATGGCGACCGGATGCAATCCATCTAACAAATTCATGGGGACATCATGGCGGAAACGAAGGTAATCGTCGAAATTTCTGAAACGGAAATGCGCGAGGCAATCGTTGCGGGCCTGATGAATGCCCTCAGCGATGAACGCCGGGATAAACTGATCCGATCAGTTATCGCCGAAATGTTGACGCCTGTCGTATCGTCCCGAACCGGAAAGCGCGAACCGTCCACGTTAACCTACGAAATGGGACGGATGATCCAGGACGTCGCCCGCGAGGAAATCAAGAAACTGTTTGACGCCGAGGTAGCCCCGCGTGTTCAGCAGATTGTCAAGGAAACATTTAACGTCGAATTCAAAGATGACGTCGTCACACAATTCCGGGATGCATTTACACGGGCCACCATGAAGGGTGTCGGGATGATCGTGCAGGTTGTCCCGAAACGAAACGAGGACGACGACAGATAACCGTACCCGTCCCCGCTGGGATTTCTCGCATCGGCGGCGTTGGCCCGCTCTGTCGTTCGGGAACCCAGCGGGGCGGTTTGAAACTGTCCCTGCCGGGCCAGACAAAATTCCTGACCGGAATTCGTATACCAACTGGATCCGGCAGGGCATCATCCAGAGTAACCGCCGGCCGCGACTGATCATCGCAGCAACGGTTTTGCTGAGTCCAAAGAGCTGTGACAAGGCCAGCTACAGTAAAACCCGACCTGATGCAAATCAGGCGGCGGCGAAATGGCAACATGGGAATATTGACGGGTAAGGTTCTGAGCAAGCCCGAATTCAGCGGCTGATTGCGTCCGCATGCTCCCGACGTAGCCACCGGCCGCTGTCCCGTCAATTTTAGAAAGGCTGAACTGTGACGCGCGTCAACCGCGAGGAACTGCGTACCGCATTGGAACTACTGCGGCCGGGACTGTCCGCCCAGGACGTCACGGAACAGTCGACCTGTTTCCTGTTCCAGAAATTCAAAACGAAAACCGGCGTCGGATATCGGGCGGTGACGTACAACGACGAAACCGCCGTCTGGTGTAAATCCCCCCTGCAGATCACAGGGGCCGTCGCGGCGAAACCCCTGCTGGAACTGCTGTCGCAGTTACGGGATGAGGAAATTGACGTCGAGGTTGCGGACAACGAATTACGGATCCGCGGCAAACGCGGGGAATCCGGAATTACGATGGAGGCGGAAATATCCGCCCCGCTGGACGCGCTGGAACGTCCCACCGAATGGCAGCCCCTGCCCGAAAATTTCTGCGAGGGGATCGGGATTGTCGAATGGTGCGCCGGCAAGAATACGGACGGGGATCAGTTCTGGGTGGAATGTATCCACATCCATCCCAAGTACCTCGAGGCCTGCAATACAATGCAGGCGATCCGGTTCAGAACGAAAACGCCGATCGCGGAGGCCGTAATGGTCAAACGCGACGGGCTGCGGCATCTTGTCGAACTGGGAATGGTAGAAATTGCCGAGACGGACACCTGGATTCATTTCCGAAACGTTGACCGGTTGATCGTCAGTTGCCGCAAATACGAGGACGACTACCGGCCGTTGCGGGATATCCTGATTTTCGAGGGCCGGGAAATCAATCTGCCGCGTGGGCTGGAGGAGGCTGCGCGTCGCGCTGGGATTTTCAGCAACGAAAATAAGGACGACCCGGCCGTCGTCGTCAGCCTGGCGTCAGGGAAACTGAAGATTCTGGGACAGGGTTCGTCCGGTTGGTATAGCGAACGCAGGAAGCTAAAATACACCGGCCCCGATCTGACGTTTTCCATCGGACCGAAAATGCTGGCCGAGGTTCTGAAACGCGGGGGCAACTGCATTCTGTCGAACAACCTGCTGCGGGTGGACGGGCCGAACTGGGTTTTCAGTACGTGCCTCGGGATGTCCGGGGACGATTCCGATAATGGAGAAAATGATGGCGACGGCGACGAAGGCAAAGAAGAGGAATAAGACATCCCAGAGGGGGCGCCCGACAGAGTTGTCAGATCCCCCGGAACGGAACGTCTGGCGCGCGACGCAGGACATTGCGAAACTGCTGCACAAGGCGGCGGCCGCACGCGGGATGAAGCGGAAATGGGAAAACAAAATCGATCCAGTGAAACTGGGCGTCGCCCTGGGCGTCAGCGATACCCGGGCAATCCAGTTGCTCGACGGCCGGACGATCAATCTGCGGACGATGTGCAACATTTTCCGTACGCTGGGCTACCGCGTGACGTTCAACATCACGGAATACGTTCCGTACGCCGACGAGAAAAAGCCAAAGAAATAGGGGCGTCATGCCAAGGGGTTTTTTCTACGGATCGAAGATCGTCGGTTCCGTCCAGCCGACGTCCGGCGTTCCGAAATGCGGGGCCTGCGGGCTGCTGCGAACCTGTACAACGCCCAAAATGGCAGTATCAGGACGCGGGGAACGGAAAATCCTGATAGTCGGGGACGCCCCCGGGAAACCTGAGGACGAGGCCGGGAAACAGTTCATCGGGCCGGATGGAAACGAACTGAAGGCTACGCTGGCGGAAATCGGGGTCAGTCTGCGGAGGGATTGCTGGCTGACGAACGCGTTGATTTGCAGGCCCCCCAAGGGCGTGGAAATCGATAACAAAAAACTAGGCTACTGCCGCCCGAATCTGACGAAAACAATCCGGGAACTGGAACCAACTATTATTATTCCGCTGGGGGAACGGGCGTTGCGTTCCGTCCTGTCGGGGATCTGGCGCGACGATATCGGCCCGATGTCCCGTTGGGCGGGGTTTCGGATTCCCTGCCGAAACCCCAACGCCTGGATTTGCCCGACGTTTCATCCGCGGGATATTTACCGTATGCGGGGGCGGGACGGGGAACGGGACGACGCATCATTAGCTGTAACGAAACTATGGTGGGTTCGGCATCTGGCGGCGGCCGTCAGATTTGAAAAGCAACCCTGGAAGGAAATTCCACGGGAAAAGGATAAGATTGAACGGATTCACGATCCCAACGAGGCGGCCCGGGTTATTCGATCATGCATGATGCTGGCGGATAGTCCAGCGGCGTTTGACTATGAATGCACGACGCTAAAACCCTATCATGAAAAATCCCGCATCCGATCGTGTAGCATCTGCTGGGAGGGAGTTAAAACGATCGCGTATCATTGGGTTGGGGAGGCGATCGAGGCGACGCGGGAATTTCTGCTATCCCCGGCGCCGAAGGTCGCATCAAATGCCAAGTTCGAGGAGGTTTGGACGATCGAGGAGTTCGGGCATGGCGCGCGAAATTGGAAGCACGATACGATGCAGGCCGCCCACGTGCAGGATAACCGTAAGGGCGTCACCTCGATCAAATTCCAGGCATTCGTACGTCGCGGATTCGGCGTCTACGACCATCACATCAAACGCTACCTGTCAGACGACAACGAATCCGGGATCAACCAGATTGATTCCGAAATAGACCCGGATGATTTATTGCTTTATAACGGGCTCGATTCAAAACTCGAATGGGACGTTGCGGTTGAGCAACGCCGGGAACTAGGACTGCCGCCGCTATGAACAATTACATTGAACTCGCCAAACGAACTGAATCCCCTGTCACGCCGGAACTGCTGGAACGCCTGTGCGAGTATGCCCGGCCGATGCACGCAATGCTCGGGCTCATGACTGAGGCCGGCGAATTCGTTTCGAACATCGGATACTACGGTATTAATCTCGATCCGGGTAATCGCCTTGAAGAAATCGGGGATCTGTACTGGTACGCGGGGATCATGGCAGACGCGCTGGGAATTCAGGAAATTAGAATTCCACGCCCGACCAGAATGATCAGATACGCCAACAACGGCCGAGGACAGCGTGTCGGACGCTCGGCATTTTTCGAATTGATTAATGCCTGCGGAAATTTGTTCGACGTCTACAAAAAGACAGTCTTCTACGGCCGCGCCCTGCCAAATTCTGAAGAACTCGAAACGCTGTTCAATGACGTCCTCGAATCACTGGCCAAACTCTGCGCTTGGGCAGGGTTCACCGTCGAGGAGGTCATGGAGGCGAACATCCGCAAGCTGCGCGCTCGCTACCCCGAGAAGTTCACAGAGCTGGACGCCGAGGAGCGCAACATCGAAGCAGAAATGGATGCCCTGGAATATCCCGACCCGCGGGGGGATCAGGAGGTACAGACGGATGTCAAACGCGATTCAACAATTCAAAGCTGCCCGAATTGTCACGGAATTCTGAAGGACAGCCCGAACGATCCGAAACAATGGCGTTGCGTTGATTGCGGAGTTGGGGTAATAAAGCCGCCCGCGGGCTGAACCCGGTTTTCATTCTCACGGAGGGGTACGATGCTTGTTCTGTCGCGTAAACGAAATGAATCGATCGTCATCAATGACAACATCGTTTTGACGGTTGTTGACATTCGGGGGGATAAGGTGCGGTTGGGAATTCAGGCGCCTACGGAAATCCCAGTCCATCGCGGCGAGGTGCACGCGGCAATTCAGGCGGAACTGGCCCGCCAGTCGAAATAACCTGGAAACCCCGGCCCGGGGCATCGAACAGTTGGGGGATTGGAAATCATCACGAATTCCACAAACCTGCCTTAGCGCATGAAAGGGGATTTCCTGAAGGATTTCAATTCTACTGTCTGGACGTGCGCAAACCCCGGGCCGGGTATTGTCTGGAACTATGACGCCAACAACCGCCGACGCGTACAACCTGATGCATTCGGGCGCTATCGCCCTGGCCCGCGTTGAGTCTAATGGGTTCCGGGTCGATACGGAATATCTGGACGGGGCGATCAAATCCACCGAGGACGAGATTACCGAAATCGAACGGGGCCTGCGGGATCACAAGATTTGGCGGGTTTGGAAGCGGACGTTCGGTGATCGGACCAAACTAGGCAGCCGCCCGCAACTGGCGAAGGTGCTGTTCGACGTCCTGAAAATGCAGTCGTCGGGCCGGACGGCGACGAAACGCCACAAAACAGACGAGGAGGCGCTGGAGGAACTGGACAACGAATTCGTCCAGGTTTATCTACGTTGCGAGAAAAAGAAAAAACTGCTGTCAACGAACCTGCTGGGCCTGAAAAAGCACGTTCAGGGGAAATACGTCCATCCGTTTTACAACCTGCATACCGTCGTAACGTTCCGTTCGTCCGCGTCTGATCCGAACAGCCAGAACATTCCGGTACGCGAGGAGGAGTACGCCCGGGTCGTCCGATCGGCGTTCATCCCCCGGCGCGGGCGGGTATTCATCGAGGTGGACTTCAAGGGGGCTGAGGTTTGCGCGTCCGCCTGCGTCCATGAGGACCCGAATCTGATTGCGTACGTCTGCGATGCATCCAAGGACATGCATCGGGACATGGCGGGGCAGATATTCAAACTGAAACAGAAACAGATCAGCAAACCGATTCGACAGGAGATTAAGGGGGATTTCGTATTCGCGGAATTCTACGGTTCGTGGTACAAAACCGTCGCCCCCAAAATCTGGAAGGAAATCATCCGTCAGAAACTGAAACTCGCGGACGGGACGCCATTGTTGGCGCATCTGGCGGAACAGGGGATTACGGAACTGGGGCCGGGGGAACGCGATCCGGAACCCGGGACGTTCGAACATCGCGTCTGGGAGGTCGAGCAGGATTTTTGGGGACGGCGGTTTCGCGTCTATGACAAATGGAAACAGGATTTCTATAACGCCTATCAGGAAAATGGATTCTTCGACATGGCGACGGGGTTCCGCAGTAGCGGGATCTTCAGCAAAAAACAGGTATGCAATGCCCCTATTCAGGGGCCGGCGTTCCATTGTCTGCTCTGGACGCTGATCGAACTGAACCGTTGGTTAGTCAAACATAAAATGCGGACATTGATCGTCGGGCAGATCCACGATAGTTTGCAGATCGACGCCGTACCGGATGAGGTTGACGATGTTCTGGATCGCGTTCATTACATCATCCAGAAACAGCTACCTAAGGCGTGGCCCTGGATCATCGTTCCGCTGACTGTCGAAGTTGAGGCGTCTGAGGAAAACTGGTTCAAGAAACGCCCGTGGGAACGGGTCGAGGGAAGCTGGCGCGAAAAGGCGAAGGAAAACTAATGAAAACCGCCGCAGACGTTCGGGACTATCTGAAAAACAGACGACGACAGGCGCAGTTAGCGGTCAAACGCGGCGATACCCCGGTCGTCGCTGATCCGCATAGGGCGACGCTGCGCGAACTGGAAATTGTCCTGAATTACGTCAACAGAAAAATCAAACGGGCGGACGGGTAAATGCGCGTATTGGTCGTTTGCGAGCATTCCGGGGTCGTCCGTCGGGCGTTCGCTGAACTGGGGCACGATGCATGGTCCTGCGACGTTCTACCGGCAGACGACGGGGACGGCAAACATATCATGCGGGATTGTATGGACATCATTACGGGGGACTGGGATTTGATGATCGCGCATCCCCCCTGTACATACCTGTGCAATTCCGGCGTTCGCTGGCTGTTTGGGGGACGGGGCAATAAACGCGATCCGAAACGCTGGGCGTTAATGGAGGCGGCGGCCGAGTTTTTCCGCGCCCTGATGCTCTGCAAAATCCCGCGCAAGGTTCTGGAAAATCCGATTCAGCACAAATACGCTAGGGCGATCATCAAACGCGGCCCGACGCAGATCATCCAGCCGTGGCAATACGGCTGCGGGGAAACAAAGGCGACCGGGTTATGGCTGGCGGGGGTTCCTCGACTGCGTCCGACGTCGATAGTCCCGGGACGGGTTCCGCGAATCCATCATGCGTCCCCCGGGCCGGATCGATGGAAAATCCGATCGAAAACATACACAGGAATCGCCCGGGCGATGGCGTTGCAATGGGGGCGGGACATCCGGTGAGTACCTACCGAATTCTAACCGGCGACTGCATTGAACAAATGCGGACGCTGCCGAAAAAATCCGTTCATTGCGTCATTTTCTCGCCGCCATATTTTCTGCAACGCGACTATGAAATAGAGGGACAAATCGGACAGGAGGAAACGCCGGCGGACTTCATCACCTCCATGCAACGGGTATTTCATGCAATCCGTCGCGTTCTGCGCGATGACGGCACAGTATGGATGAACATCGGTGATTCGTACGCCAATGATGCGAAATGGGGCGGGGCGACGGGCGGCAAACATTGTCGGGACCTACACGGTACGAACAGATGCCGCGACAAACGAAAAACCGGGTTCAAACAGAAGGACAGGATGGGGATTCCCCATCGGCTGGTTTTTGCGTTACAGGACGATGGGTGGTATTTCAGGGATGAAATCATCTGGGCCAAACCGAACCCGATGACAGACAGCGCAAAGGATCGTTGCGGCCGCGCGCATGAGTTTGTTTTTCTGCTGACGAAAACGCCAACCTATTTCTACGATTACGTCGCGATACAGGAACCGGCCGTCGAGGGCGGTATGCGGAATAAACGTAGCGTTTGGGAAATCCCCGTCGCCAACAACAGGGAAAAACATTTCGCGGGCTACCCCCGGAAACTAGTTCTGCCCTGCGTTCTGGCCGGAACGTCTGAACGCGGCTGCTGCCCCAAATGCGGCGCGCAGTATCTGCGACGGATCAAGAAAATCAGGACGGCAACCCGCCCGGGGCGGAATACGAAGGTAACGGGAACGACGGACAAAACGCACGGCAACCGCGATCCGGAACGCCACGTGACGTCCGTCAAAACAATAGGCTGGAAACCGGGCTGCGAATGCAACGCAGGCCCGCCAGTTCCATGTACGGTACTGGATCCATTTGGGGGGACGGGTACGACGGGCGCCGTCGCCGTCAGTCGGGGACGTAACGCAATCCTGATCGAACTGAATCCGGAATACGTCGGGTTCATCAAACGGAAAATGAAAACTGCCATCGCCAAACGGGGATTCGGAATCTACTAAATGGAACTGTACAAAAAATACCGCCCGAATTCGTTAAACGAGTTGTACGGCCAGGGGGCGGCCGTCGCGATGATTAACGAATGGATCAAGGCCCGGAAGGTCCCCCACGCAATTCTGCTGACAGGAAATAGCGGCGTCGGAAAAACGACGATCGCACGTATCCTGCGATCCGCCGTCGGTTGTCATGACAACGACTACCACGAATCGAATTGCGCAGACGCCCGCGGGATCGACGACATCCGCGGCATCAACGCCAAGATGCGCAAGAAACCGTTCGGGAAGGCGATCGTCTATTGCATGGACGAATGCCATCAGTTGCCGGCGGCGTCGCAGAACATCCTGTTGAAGATGCTGGAGGATACCCCCAAATGGGTTTACTTCCTGCTCTGTACGACGGATCCCCAGAAAATCATCAAAACGGTTAAAACCCGTTGCAGTTCGATTCAACTGGAATCCCTGTCCCCGCAGGAACTGGAAAAACTAATTCTGTCCGTCGCCAAACGCGAGGGGCTGGAGATCCACGAGGACGTCATTGACGCGATCGTCAACGCGGCGGACGGATCGGCCCGACAGGCCCTGGTGCTGCTGTCAGACATCGCGGACGTTGCCGGGCGGGCGGAACAACTGGCGCTAGTCGCCAAACGCGACATGGCGTCCCAGACGCTGGACATCTGCCGCGCCCTGATGGACAGCCGAACGACATGGGCGGACGCTATCAAAATCCTGAACAACCTGGATTTGAACGATCCGGAACCCGCCCGGCGGGCCGTTCTGGGGTACGCCGCGGCTTGTCTCCTGAAGAAGGACAACCTGCGGGCGGTTATGGTGATAGACTACTTCGAACGTTCAATGTACGAATCCGGGCGGGCCGGGTTCATTTTTGCCTGTCGATCCGTCATCGTCGGGCGCAAATGATTCCGATAGTGGTAGTGGGGGACTGATTGACAGGTCGGCGTGACATGAACGGCTATGTTTGCCAGACGTTCTAGACGTTCGACAAAACAGCAACACGCAGCCCCGCTAGGCCCGAGGGCTAAGCGCCAGTAAGAACCCCGAACGCGATACGGGGCGACCTGAAATATCGGGCAGGGAGCAGAATGCAAGTTGGTGCGTTATCCGGATAATAATTCCAACGCCTGTCAATCAGTCCCTTTTTCAAACAAATGCCTAGAATCCAAGTCACCATCGAAGGGCAATTGACGCTGGATGATCGAACAGCGGAAATGCTGGATCATCTGACGTCCTATGATTTGTCGGCATGGTTTGCAGACAAATGCTCCCACAAATATACCAAGGAACAAATCCGCGAGGCGTTAGCCCCGATACGAAATGCGGTCGGGGAGGTTCTGGCGGCACGCGATGCGGCGATTCAGGGCATTAATGAAAAGTTCAGCCCGAAACGTAAAAAATGAGCGACGACGAAAAACCAGATCGTTACGCGATCGACGATACCCGGCTGGATTGGGAATGGCACCAGCAGCCCGATCTGTACCGGGCTGCCGCGCGACGTCTGGCGAAGGCCCGGCTGGCAGAATCCCAGGCTAAGGCCGCGGTTGACGTCGTCCATGCCGAAATGGCAAAACGCATCCGAAAGGCCCCGGGGAAATTCGGGATCGACAAAATCACTGAGGGGGCGATCGAGGCCGAAATCCTAACCAGCGATAGATATCAAACGGCGCTGGCGGCCCATCATCAGGCGACCTATCATGCGGGCCTCTGTATGGCGGACGTCAATTCCCTTAACCATAGAAAATCAGCGCTGGAAAACATGGTAGATTTGACGCTGGCGAACTATCATTCAGCCCCGCGGCCCAAGGGGGCAAAACGCCGGGCCGCGGCGTCGCGGATGGAACGGCGCCCGGCGCGCGGTGATGACGATGACTGAAACAATGGTTGCATTATTCGCGGCCGGGATTTTGTTAGGGTTCCCGGCCCTGTTTCTGTCAGTCGTCGTCATTCGGTACGCATGGCTGCGCGCGGGCCAGTTATATTTCAACCGGGAAACCAAACGAATTCTCAAACAAA